ACGCTTTTTCTTTTAGAAATATTGATCAAATCGTTTCCATTTTGTGGAATTTGATAGCCCATCGATTCTAATAATTGAGCGATAGAACCTGCTGCATCAATAGGATCAGTTGGATCAATAAATTCAACCATACAATCTGCCCATTCAACAGAACCGGGATAACTAAACTGGTGATTTAAATATCTATGTTTGACCCCTTTTACGGTCGCTTGTGGTTTGGCGAAAGTTTTAGCATACCAAACAGTACCTTCCGCATTGTTTAGCGATTCAATAGATACTTTAAATCTTGATTCTCTTTTTGGGTCTTGTGCTTTCCCGTCTACTGCTGTCCAAAATGGCATTTTATTAATTCTCCCTTACAATATTATATAGTATTAAGTTCCTAATTTTGCACCAGAACGTGTAATAACAAAGTCAATTGCAATAAATTCTATTGCTCTTGCTGGTTTGATATACACTTTTGCGTACATGATATTTCTATCGATTAGGTCTGGGGTTGTGGTCGTGCTATCGAGTATAACTTTATATTCTGTTATTCCGCCTCTTGCAGCAACACCACGAAGGAATTGAGTAGTTTTATTCTCAAATTGCTTCCAAGTTGATTGGATATTTTGTTCGAATAAAATGTTTCTTGAAATCTTGGTAACTTCTCTCTTTACATAAATCATCAATCTACGAACATTGATTCTATCAAGAGCAGAAGGAGTGATTTGAAGAGTCTTTTGTCCAAATACAACCAAACCTTCCGATGGGAATGATGCAATTGGATTGATATTTGCTTCGTACAAAGTATCTCTTTCGGTAGCAGTCAATCTGTAAGAAACACCTACAACATTCAACCCTGCTGCACCAGCAGTCAATCCACCTCTTACGAATCCTGCTGGGGCAAACCATACAGCAGAAGCTGCTTCGGAACTTGCAAAGGTTCCAAGAGCAATAACAGAAGGAGGGACAAACAATTGTTGTGCAGTAGCTTCATCTTGAATTCTAACATATGGGTAGAATGAACAACCATAACTTGAATTTATATTTCTGGCAACTAAATTGTCAGAAGCTTGTTGGGGATTGGGTTTTCTGGAATCTGCATCCAATGCAACATTTTCATAGATTGGTTGATAATCGTTACCAACATCAACAATTGCTAATGAATCGGTTCTATCTGAACAGACATCAATTAGATTTTGTGTTAGATCACTATTTGTGACACCGGGCATTGCAATTAAATTGCATTCAACAAAGTCTACATCGTCAATACTATCTAATGCTCTTTGAAGAGTATGATAAGCATAATTAGTAGTTTCAGTTCCACCATTTAGATAATAGTTGTTGATTATAGGTTCTTTTTCAGTTACATCGAAACCATCAAAACCACCATACATTGCAACAGTGAATTTAGGAACTACATCAGATTGTAGAACATAAGAATAGCCACCAGAGAGAGCAGTAGCAGAAGTACCTGCAACTCTTGCACCATCAGCATAAGTCAGACCGGTTACAACACCAGATGAGTTTCTTGCTACAATCAAGTTGTCTAATGAGAACTTGTATGAATAATCAGTTGCAGAAGAAGTTGCATCAAAAGTTGCAAAGTCAGAAGGTAGAGCATAAGCAAGATCCGAAACACCAGCATCAAATACTGGGCTTGAATCGGTTGTTTGGAAATCTGCACCAAAATAAGCTTTCTTTATTGATCTTCCACCGTGGTCAGTATGGCTTGCACGAAGGGCATAAGATGGGAATACGAAAGAACCAGTGAAAGCCAAGTTTCCTACATCGACAAAGTTTCCTGCTGAACCTCTTGTATCTACAATGCCCGCATTTGCCTTGACATAGGCACCAGTGAACTGTGCAGAAGCAGAGGTAGCAGAACCAAGGGTAGAAGCATAGGCACTACCAGAATGTAAGGAGAAGCCTCTAAACTTCATACCACCAAGAACACCGAATGGAAGGTATCTCTTATCGGTTGCACCAGTATCAACGTCTTCATTCATAACTACTCTAATATATTTAGAGCTATTATTATAGTTACCAAATTGATCTAGTTTTTTATTGACAGTATCCCAACTATAATACATATCACCAATTCTTCTACCAATATAAGTTTCTGCATTTGGATCAAGGGTTAGACCAGAGAAAGTCTCAATGACTGCTGCTGATTTATCTAAATCGCTTGCTTGTCTGACTTGAATAGTGAATGTTCCATAAGGATAGATGTCAGGATTTGGAGCATCTTTGATATCGATAACAGAAATCTTGATATTCTTTTGAGTCCATTCTCCATCGTCAAGAGAAACAACTTTGAATAGTTTTGCCATGTTGACAGGATCGTAAGTGGCATTATTGGTGCCAAGATCTTGTGAGATAAACCAACCAGATTCTGCGGCTTGCGATTCAAATCTCATATTGCCCTTGTTCGAAGAGCCAGATTGTAAAGCTACGATAACGCCATATTGTTGACCAGCAAGTAAAGTTCCAACACTTCCTACCGTTTCATCAATTGATCTTTCAAAAGATTCACCAAGCCAATAGTTTTCAGTATTGGTAGTTGTAGTAACTGTGCTATTTGTGAATATTGGATTAGTATTGAACACTTTTCTGATATGAATATCGGAAGAAGGTATGAAGTTGAATGAACTTGTAAGGATACCTGCACCAGCAGAGTTTTTGACAATTACTGTAAATTCTGCATTGTCACCAGTAGAAGAAAGTAATATAGCATTACCAGTAGTTTGTGTTCCTGTGCCTCTTTGTGAGCCAGAAAGGGTTACAGAACCACCGTTGTCGATATACCATATTGCGGCAAGGGTGCCGGTAAGATTGCTTGTAGAAGAACCAGAAGCGATAATAAATAAGCCATAAGCTCCACCATTAGAACCAACGGTTGCACTTGCAGTAGCTATGGTAGTTTGCCAGCCAGCTTTACCAGAAGGAGCAGCAGCAGGATCTTCTTTACCGGTTACACGGAAGAAGGTTATAGGGCCAACATTAGCATTTAGATAAGCTTGTGCTGCATAAGGAGCATAAGTGGGAGCAGTATAATTGCCATCTCTCCAAACATCACCACCGATATTACCCGGAACTGGTTCACCAAATACTGCTACAAAATCTGTATAAGAAGCAATTTGTACAGGACGCATTGAGGGGCCATGTTCGGATCTACCGATTATGATTGGCCCAATGCCGACTTCTGCGGCAGGGATTATGGACTTATCTACTTCATTGATGTAGATACCGGGTGAGAGAAAACGGAATTTGGATGCAGCCATTAGTAATAAACTCCTTACAATTTAATATCTGCAAGTAAATAGTTCTTGTTTATACGAAAATCCATTATTATACTTATTTAAGTTTATTCAGTATAACAGTTTCTCTTGGAAGTTTAAATTCTACTAAACTTTCTCTTATAGTTATTTTTGGAGTATCGGATTGATCATTGTCTCCGAAGATATATCCAAGAACATCAAATTTAATTTCTGATTTATAATCTCTTTCATTATTCTGCATATTCTTTACATTATTACTCAATGTAACAATAGAATCTGTTGGATAAAGTAACTCGTATGAATGACCATCTCTTTTAATAGAGAATACTCTTGATTGACTATTGACAGCTACAAATTGAGTAACCATACTGTTCATTTGTTCTTGAAAATTAGATCTAATGGTTATTGAATAAGAACATTTTATGTGTACTGGAATAGGTGCAGATATAATTTCATAAACAATCTTTTTGTTTTTGAATTTTGAATTGAAATCTTTTGCTTTTCTGAATGATTCTGCATTTGCAAAATCTGTTGATTTATTTTGTTGTATCAAAGTATCAATAGAAACAACACCACCACCACTATAATAGTTTTTGTCAGAAGGGATAGAAGCTTGATACTTACCTCTGAATGTGGCAGATGGAGTTGTTGCGGTTCTTTCAATAGATATTAGCGGAAGAATTAAACGTCCTCCATCATCCCTTATATCTTTATTATTCTTTATCTGAAATGTTCTTTCGGCAGCAGCCCATATAATTGGTATTTTATTATACCCATTATGTGTTACTGCACGAACGTCTATTCTATCGTTCAACCAATCATATACAGCATAATCAATTGTCTCCAGATTAGAAGGAGATAAAGGTAATGAAAACTCTCTTGGATCTATTGGTCTTTGCATATAAATTATCCTACAAATACAAGCATTGGTATTTTCTGCTCAATTTTTTGAAGGTTATCGGACATTACAGATTGTTGTTCAACTACTTTGGGATAAGTCATTTCTGCTAATATTGTCTTTAGTTCATCCCTCAAATCTTTCTTTTCAGATGCTGATTCTGCCAATAAAGCAGTACCATTCAAAGTGATTGTTTCACCGGGAATGGGCAAATTAGCAAACTTGGAACGAATTTGACCAAGCATTTCTTTACATACTGCAAGAGCATATCTGCGAATCCATTGCTTACCAATAGAATTGATACTATTATAAGGAATATTTG